CCACCACTAGTTGTCATATCATCATAACTATATGTTCCTGTAGGTGCAGAAAGTCCAGTTACTTGCTTTGATGCAGGATCAATTGTTGCAGTAGTATAACAACCACCACCAGATCCACCTAAAACATGTACCAATGGTTCTTCAGTATAATTACTACCACCACTAGTCACTGTAAATCCAGTAACTTTATTATTTTGAATAGTACAAGTTGCAGTAGCACCTGATCCACCACCACCACCTCTAAAATAAACAGTAGGTGCTTGATCATTTGGTAACTTGAAAGTACCTTGACTACCAGTACCAGCACCATTGGTAGCAAATATTATATCTGAAGTATCTTTATCCTTAGATGCAGATGTGATCCATCCACCAGTTGAAATTGATATTGTTCCACCTTCATATCCTGTTATGACACCAATTTGTAATTTAGCATATCCAGTACCACCATTTTGTGATGAACCTTCTGTTTGTCCACCCATTGATACACCAGCACCACCACTACCAACAGTAATCGTAGCACTAGTTGGGTTTCCTGCATCATTCAAACTAAGTGCTTCATCAAAGACACCACCAGCACCACCTCCACCAGGTCCAGCAGTCCAATAGTCATTATTGTAAGTAACAGTAAGAGATGCATTACCATTAATACCACTATGATGTGCTTGGTTACCAGTATTTCCAAAATATGTTGACAACCATGCAGTAGATCCTTCTTGTCCTCCTTCACCACCACCATGATCAGCAGGTCCACCAGCACCACCACCAGCATTAGCACCACCTGGAGCATTTACTCCACCGCCGCCACCGCCGCCGCCTCCACCGACACAACCAGCAGTACCGCCTTGTATACCAGCGTCAAGATCTAAACTTCCAACCGCACCACCTCCAGATGGTGGTCCCTTTCCAGAAGTTCCTGCACCATTATCATATCCACTACTACCCATTCCACCGCCACCACCAGCACCTGCTACTGGAACACTATTACGATATAACACGGTAGCAGCACCACCACCGCCACCCATTGCATAATCTTGACTGGTATTTTCTCTCCATCCATGTCCACCTCTTCCACCATTAGCAGAATGACCATCAGCACATCCAGCAGCATATACAGGTTGACCATTATAACTTTGAGAATAATTACCACAGTTAGCTGGAACTAATGTAGTATCACCAGCACCACCACCTAACTTGACATTCCAATTATAATTTGTAAAGGTATCTAAATTATTCTGTCCTTGTATTGATATTGTTAATTCTACACCTGGACCTGGGGACTGATTTCCTGGATAACCTAAACTACTACCCCAACCATTTGAACCTAAATATCCTCTTCCACCTCTTCCACCTCTTAATGTGAAAGTAGCAGCAGTTACATTGTTAATACCACCTAATTGGAATGATCCTGATGTAGTCATAGGGATAGTTGATGATGTTCCTTGACCACCAACCTTAACATTCTCACCTGATGATCCACTACCAGCACCTGCACTACCTAGTGTAGAAATACCACCAGCACCACCTGTATTTGGATCTTGTGTTTGAGATGCTACGTAAAGCTTAGTACCTGTTCCATTGCTACCATTCTGTCCAGGAGTACCACTAATACTAAAAGAACCTGTACTTGTAGCAGTACCACCTACGCCACCAACACCAGGAGAATCACCACCAGCAATAGCTCCTGTTCCTTTCTTACCACCACCAGCACTAATGTTTATATTTCCTATCACAAGAGTAGATGCGTTACCATCATTACCACTAGTAGTACCAGCACCACCTGATCCACCACCTCCAATAACAATAAATTTTACTTCATCTGCATTACCAAGTGAAGCAAGGTTCTCTGTATAAGTACCAGCATTAGTATATTCTTTATTAAAACTCCAATCATATATTGCTTTACCTGGATTAACGATTGTCTCTCTACCACCAATTATATCATCACCTTTTTCAACAGATTGAAATACTGGTGGTTCTACCGAAGTTTGAGTAACCCAGCTACCAGCACCAGTACCACCAGAAGCAAGATATTTTTGTTCAGCATAAGGTGTATCTGCTGTATCAGCAGCATTTCTAGGATTCTGAGTTGATCCAGAACCACCAGCACCACCTAGATAATCCAATACATCATAGGTTGCTACTTCTGGATCCGTCATTGCTGATCTCATTAATCCATGAGTATGTCTAAGAACAGTACCAGCATTTGTTGGTTCCCATTGATTAATACCTTTAGTTGTAGCTTTAAAAGAATTAAGATATCTATCACCTGAAATCTCTGCTATCTCAGTTCCATCTCCTGGAACAGAATGATATACAGTGTGTGCATGTTGCGGTACTCCACTTAATTTCTGATCACGCATTGAAACTGTAACAGTATGCTCTCCAATAATATCGCACGATACAGTATCAGTTACATTTTCATAACCTGTTGTTACTATTCTACCTAATGAGAAGTAATTATCCTGTGTACTTTGATCAAGATACCATGCACCACCAGTCGTTCCTACACCAAGAGAAGAATTACCAATATTAGGAGAGTTTTGACCATAAACAGGAGCATTACCAACTACTTTCTTAGCAATTAAATCAGGAACCTTAAATGTTCCCATATTTTGATCACCAATATATTGTAATACATTAGCTTTTGTAATAACAGCAACTGCACCACTTGGAGAAGTTAATCTCAACACTATTATTGTTGCTTGAACACCAGCATATGACCAACTTACAGTGCCATCAGATACTGTTCCTGTAGTATGTGTAGGTGCAGTAGCACCTGATGTACCGCCACTTGTAGCAGTGTACACTTTACTAGCATTAAATACCTGATCACCTGTAGAATATGCTTTACCAGTTTCCCACTGCTCACCTACAGTAATTGTTACATTTGGACTACCAGCACTATATTCATATCCAGCTCCGCTACTCTTGAGAGTGAATTTATCTATACTTCCTGTAGCAATGGTTACTTCACCTGTTGCGGTAAGTGGATTGGTTCCTGAAGTTGGACTTGAAAATGATATTGTTGGAGCAGTAGTATATCCAGATCCAACATTAGTAATCTTTATACCTTTATTTGATTCACCACCATAATCATTTCCTACCATTTCATATAATGCTGGAAAATCACTTATATTATATTCCGATCCATCACAATACAAATATCCTGGATGTGTATAGGCAGGATCATTGCCATTCTGATATGCATCACCAGCAATTTCTGTGTGTGCAGGATAAGAAGCTGAATTTGATCTAATATAATTATGATCAAATGAATTCTCCCTAGTGGGGAGAGTAGCAATTATAGTTCCAATGGGATTAGAATCTACACCAAAATCTGTGTAAAATCCCTTTCTATTATTTCTATATGTCTGAGATGATACTGTCATTATTATATCTTAATTAAATATTCCATTACGATGAATGGAGATGTTGATGAATCAATTGAATGTGATGGATCTGTTCCAACAGTAATTGTTGTTGTTAATAATTCAGGATCTAATTCTAATGCTCTGGTTTTAACCTTATAAGAATGATCTCCACCATTTATAGTAGCATCTGGATCTAAATCAACTCTATGAGTATGAGAAGTTGGATCTCCAGTTTGAACAATGTCATTAGTTACAGTATAATCATGAGTTACATCAGTGGTCACCCTCTTTGTTGTTACATCTTCATTCATTTGCATTGGCAAAACATCTGCTAAACTAGCACCAAGCCAATCTTCAGGAACACCTTCCAAACCAGCAGAATATGTTGTCCATGCTATACCTGTTGCAGCCTGGTTAGCTGGACCCTTACCAGTATCTCCTATACAACCCCATCCTGTAACAGTTCCTAATACTGGTATTGGCCATGTATTTTTCTTCATAATAGTTGTACTACCATTAGGAGATCCCCAAGTTTTCCTTCTATCATAGTTAGTATTCTTATTTAAAATACATCCAAACCAATAATCTGGATTTGCAGATCCACTATCCACATCTCCTCTTGTTTTATCAAAACCACGAATACATCCACCCCAATAAACTGTGTTATTAGCTGGTGGAGATGGTTGGAATATAGGACCACTATCCCAAGGAGTACCATCATTAGGATCCCACTGTTCTATTGCTTTACATGTACCTTGTCCCAAACCATCAGGATTACCATTATCACCACCATTAAGATTTTCATCAGCATTATTATTAAATCTTGATCTATCTAACCAATCTTCTATATCAACTGTTGATGCAGTACTCCTACCAGTATATCCAAATTTCTTAGGTGTATCATTAGTTTCTGATGGTGAAGTTCCATCAGCATGAGTAGTCATAACTCTACACTTAATTGCTCTATGAGTATGAGCATGTGGGTGTATCTGAGTTTCATCTACAGTAGATGATGCAGTGTAATGTGTTACACTAGCATAAGTATATGATGGTTTTCCTGGAATAGGAATCTCTTGACTAGGAACAGAAATCTTACCACTATAAGTTACAGGAATAACACCATTAGTTCCTTGCATTACTTCAGTTTCTATACCAATCCCAGACCTACTTTTTTCAACACCAGATATATTTTCTTTTCTTATATCATTATACTGTCCTACGTTAGCACCCGAAGTAGGTTCTGCATATTTTGATCCAAAATCAGGAACCACAAATTCTTCATCTCCAACAGAAGTCAACTCTGATCCATCAATATTTGTTCTTTTATAAGAAGTATTGCTTCCTGTTCCCAAAATAGAAGCTAATGCAGGATAATCTCTAGCTAGATATTTCGTACCATCACATTTAAGATATCCTGCTGGTAAATTCTTAACATTACCAGCATCATCTGGAGCACCGCTATATTCAACAGGCCATATAATTATCTGACCTGTTAAACTACCATACTTAGCTCTTTCTTTTGAATATATTGCCG